TGAGAGGTTCATTCAGGATGGTGAGATCACGCTTTTCTCCCCTCATGATGTACCTGGACTTTATGATAGTTTTGGACTCCCTGAGTTTGACGCTCTCTACGTACAATATGAAAAAGATCCGTCCATTAAGAAAAAAACTGTTAAAGCGCAAGAACTCATCCTTAGTCTTCTTAAGGAACGTGCGGAAACGGGTCGCATCTACATTATGAATATTGATCACTGCAATTCTCACTCTTCCTTTAAGGATAAAGTTGAGATGAGCAATCTTTGTCAGGAAATCACACTTCCAACATATCCTATTCAACATATCGATGATACAAGTGGTGAGATTGCATTGTGTATTCTTTCGGCAATTAATGTTGGTAAAGTAAAGTCTGATGAAGAACTTGAAGAACTCTGCGAACTTTCTGTTCGTGGTCTTGATGAGTTGATTGATTATCAAAAATACCCAGTAGAGGCAGCAGAAATCGCCACTAAGGCACGTCGCTCCCTTGGCATAGGATTTATTGGTCTAGCACACTATTTGGCAAAACTTGGGTTTAATTATGATTCTCAGGAAGCTTGGGATGCAGTTCATGGACTTTCTGAGTCATTCCAATATTATCTTCTGAAAGCATCCAATCAACTTGCTAAGGAAAAGGGTTATTGTAAATACTTTGGTCGCACAAAATATTCTGATGGCATTCTTCCAGTTGATACTTATAAAAAAGACGTAGACGAAATTACTACTAACCAACTGCAACATGATTGGGAAAATCTTAGGACATCTATCCTGGAACACGGTCTCAGGCACTCAACATTGTCCGCACAGATGCCATCGGAGAGCAGTTCCGTTGTGTCAAATGCAACCAATGGAATCGAACCTCCTCGTGGATTCTTGTCCGTTAAGAAGAGTAAAAAGGGACCGCTCAAACAGATTGTTCCGCAGTATCATGCCCTTAAGAACAATTATACGCTTCTTTGGGATATGCCTAGCAATCGTGGTTATATTAACATTGTTGCTGTGATGCAAAAATTCTTTGACCAAGCGATTTCTGGGAACTGGTCTTATAATCCAGAGAATTATCCCGATAATGAAGTTCCCGTGTCAGTGATGGCACAAGACTTTCTTACTTGTTGGAAATATGGCTGGAAAACAGCATATTATCAAAACACCTATGACATTAAAACTGATGAGGTAGTAGAAGAACCAAAACAAGACCTTCAATCACTTCTTCAAGAACTTTCTGGTGCCGAAGAGGAAGATTGCGAAAGTTGTAAAATTTGACGAAAGTGTAAAGACCTGTTATTATAAATAGTAATAGGTCTTTGTTTTATCTTATGGAAGGTCGCATTTATCTAATAACTAATAAAATAAACAATAAGAGATATGTCGGTAAAACCATAAAATCTTTATCAACAAGATTTTATAATCACTGCTATGCTTCTAAAACTGGTTCAACCACTTATTTTCATAAAGCAATACGAAAGTATGGTGAGGATAGTTTTATTATTGAAGAGTTAGATAGATGCGATACTGATATTCTTGGTGAAAAAGAAATTGAGTGGATTTCTTCATTAAAACCAGAATACAACCAAACTCTTGGTGGTGATGGAGGAATTCTTGGATACTCTCATACAAAAGAAACAAAGGAACTTTTATCGTCAAAAAGAAAAGGAAAATTTCTTGGAGAAGAAAATCCATTCTATAATCAAACACATACAGAAGAACAAAAGAAGAACTGGAGTAAAATGAGAAAAGGACAACCATCTCCTTGTGGATTTTCTGGAAAATCGCATAAAGAAGAAAGTAAATCTAAAACTTCTCAAACACTTAAAAACAATCCAAATGTAAAAAGAACCAAAGTATTTCAGTATGATATTGAAGGAAACTTTTTAAGAGAGTTTCAATCTATTAGTGATGCTGCTAAATTTGTAGGAACTAATCCTTCTAACATCAAATATACTTGTGAAGGAAAATTTAATCATTGTAAAGGATACAGATGGAGTTATGAAGAGTTATGAAAGTTAAACACCTAAAAGAAGCACTTTTACAATATCCTGATGATATGGAAGTCCTGATTATATACAAGGATAATTATGGTGAGAATATTGAGGATGAGTTCGCAATCTTCCAGTCCTCAATCAATCACTGTAATTACACCACAAAGTGGCAGAGTAATATTGACTATTATTCATTTACTGAAGAAATTTGTGATTATTGTGATGAGTTTGATGGTAAAAAGCAGGATGTTCAAATTACTATGAATAAAAAAGATGTTTTGATTATTGAGGTTTAATTATGAAATCCAAATATTTTTTAGAGGTAAATAGAATGTGTGAATTAAGTTCAGTAGAGGAGGGAGAGTGTGAATCCTGTGCAGTTTAAAATTTCTTCAACAGAAGAATCTACAAATATTAAGGGAATGACAGTTTTTAACACCGAAAAAGTAGATACCAAAAAGCAACCTATGTTTTTTGGAAAACCTCTTGGAATTCAGAGATACGATTCATACAAGTACCCAATTTTTGATAAACTAACTACTCAGCAACTTGGATACTTCTGGAGGCCCGAAGAGGTCTCCCTTCAGAAAGATCGTGGTGATTATCAAACACTTCGACCTGAACAGAAGCACATCTACACTTCTAATCTGAAGTATCAGATTATGCTTGACTCTGTTCAGGGTCGTGGTCCTGGTATGGCATTTATTCCATACTGCTCACTTCCTGAACTGGAAGCGTGTATGGAAGTATGGGGATTTATGGAGATGATCCATAGTGTGTATCCGATGCTTGGATGCATAATCTTGAAGGAGTTTCATACGCTAAGGAAACAGTAAATGACGTTAAAAGAAAACTGTACAGAGCAGTCGCCAACGTTAATATTCTTGAAGGTATTCGCTTCTACGTTAGTTTTGCTTGTAGTTTCGCCTTTGGTGAACTTAAGCTTATGGAAGGATCCGCTAAGATCATCTCTCTCATCGCAAGAGACGAAAACCAACACCTAGCACTTACTCAGAATATTCTGAATAAGTGGAGAGAAGGTGATGATCCTGAAATGCAAAAGATTATGAAGGAAGAAGAAGAGTGGACGTATAAAATGTTTGATCGTGCTGTAAACGAAGAAAAGAGATGGGCAGATTATCTGTTCAAAGATGGCAGCATGATTGGACTTAACGATAAACTTCTTCAGCAATACGTTGAATGGGTGGCAAATAGAAGACTTAAAGCAATTGGACTAAAACCCCAATATGATATTTCAGCAAACAATAATCCACTTCCTTGGACTCAGCACTGGATCTCTTCTAAAGGTCTCCAGGTGGCACCCCAGGAAACGGAAGTAGAATCATATGTAGTTGGAGGTATCAAGCAAGATGTCACCAAAAATACTTTCTCAGGATTTAAACTTTAAGATAAATGGAATTACCAGTAGACCAAAAAATAGTATGTGAAATTGATAAATCAATAATTGATAACATACTAAAAAATATTAAAGAAGAGGATTGGTTTGTTGACGACTATCGAAATAGAGCTTCTTGTATGCAAGATACAAACTCTATTCTCATTTTCCATTCAGTCAGATGTGGAGATAGTCCTAATGCACTATTAACAGTTGAAAAAAGACCACTTTTTGCGAGATTTTATCCACTTATATTGCCTGTTCTTGATAAATTAAAGAATTATTGTGATTATAATTACCATGCATCTTTTATAACCAGATTAAATCCTCGTGGAACTATTAATAAACATGCTGACCGTGGTTACTTCTTAGAGAAATGTCATAGAATACATGTTCCATTAAAAACTAATAAAGGTGTTACCTATTGGATTGATGGTAAACAATATTATTGGGAAGTTGGAAATGTATATGAATTTAATAATTTATTGGAACATGAAGTAATTAATAACAGCGATCAAGAAAGAATACATTTAATATTAAATTTATATAATTTATCGGAAGATGAATTATCAATACTGAATAAACCAGATTAAAAATGTAAATGTTACCAAAAATACTTTCTCAAGATTCAAATTATGATGAATGGTGCGAACAGGAAATCCTGAACGCATATAGGGAAGCAGCAGAGTGCGATGAGTTTATGTTTGGAGACTATGACTATTGTAAAGAATGGTTAGGTGCAAATAACTAATCACACATAGATAGAGGAGGTCACACTCCTCTTTTTTTATGCCTAAAAATCAACTGAATAAGGACGAATTGAAAGTTCGGGTTTTAAAACTAAAAGATAAACTTCATAAAGATCATATTAGACCTGAAATGGATATGAAAGGACTCGCCCATAAATATCTGAATGAAGTTCTTGACATAATAGATGAGTACAGATATTGACTATGAAAATCCTTGGATTTATAATGGAGT